TAGGAGTAATTAGTTATACGCCAATTAGCAATTAACTTTGAATACTCAGGAAGTTTTTCAATACCTCTCAATGAGAAATTGCTATTTGATGCTTGTGGAGAAAAAGAAGAACTTTCGGTAAGACCACTAAAAGAACATTTGTTAACAATATAGAAAGCGACAGCACGATTAAGGTTCGTTTCAGACTCATCATTGATTTGCTCCTTTGATTTTAAGAAAAGTTCTCTTGCCAATTCTGGCGTACAATATGCTAACTTCAGTCCACTAAGTTCATTCTTCAAATCATCTCCAAACATCTGGAGTTGCTGCCAGAAGTTTACCAGAGGTTCATAAAGATCATTTACCCAAATATCTATACTAGGATACTTCTTTGTAATATAAATCGCAACGCTTCCGCCTCCTAAGAAAGGTTCACGGAATTCATCATAATTGCGAAGGTCTGGAAAGTATGGGTCCATTTTAGTGACCGCTCTACTCTTACCACCGGGGTAACGAAGACAGGTTTTAAGAGATTTCATAATCAGGTTTATTATACTTAAGGTATTCAAAAAAAGTAAGTTTCATTTCTTTCTGCGTCATACCACAGTGCTTTGCTGCCTGTGGAAGATTCATTTTAGAATAAAAAAGTGCTTCATTTGCCTCCTTTACATTTTCTGGAGTTGTTTTAATAGATTCTTCTTTTAGATTCTTATATGAGATTTTATATAGATTCATTGGAACTGACACTCACACATAATTTCAGTTAATGCCGCTAGGAGGTTAATCTCCTGGTCTGCACAAAAAGCACTCTGATACTGATACTTAGCAATCACAAGAACGGCAGCAGGGATAGATTGGGGTAGAAGGCAATCGTAACAGGAGTCATAAATCCTGCGAAGTAAACTAGTAGCATCGTTGTCCAAGTTAGAGACCACCCACTTACGTACTTCTGGGAAGTTCTTTTCTTTGAGATATTTGATGAGTTCATTTACAGAGATGTCAGAGAAAGATGCAAGAATTCCAGTGTCAATTTTTCCACCCGTAGCGTACCTTTGACACTCGTTAAGGACCCTACGAAAATCAGGAAAGTGCTTGGATACTAATTCGGCAAGAACTTTTTGATCATACTCAATCCTTTCCGTATCCAAGATCGTTTGGAGACGTTTGAAGAATGCTCCAGCAAGTTGTTGCTTCTGCTTTCCTTTGATCGTGAAGTCAATGACGGCACAACGGGAATGAAGTGGTTCAATAATTTTGTTCTTGTAGTTACAGGTGAAGATGAATCTGCAGTTATTATAAAATGCCTCAATATTCGCCCGTAGTAGGAGTTGAACATCAGAAGTTGTATTGTCTGCTTCGTCCACAATGATGACTTTGTGTTTAGAAGATCCCGTAAGTGAGACAGTAGAAGCAAAGTTCTTTGCTTGGTTCCGAACAGTATCCAGGAAACGTCCTTCGTCGGATCCGTTGATTACATAAAAGTCTGCTCCCAACTCATTACACAACGCCTTTGCGATTGTAGTTTTACCAATACCAGGAGGTCCAGAAAGAAGGAGATTTGGAATCTCACCCTTCTCCACAAACTCCTTAAAGGTTTTTTTAGTATCATCAGGAAGAATACAATCCTCAATTACTTGAGGACGGTATCGTTCCACGAAAAGAAATTCACTTGTCATAATTAAAATAAGTTCAAAGGTAATAATAATTTGTGAATAATCTCAATTTCTGTGTACTTTCACTCTATGGAGTTTAAATGCCCGATTTGGTGTCGGGTGTGATTCTCCATGTTTTTCCATATAAAAGATTCCAATTTCTTCTTTTCCTTCTTCATTTATACGAATATCACTTTCAGTTTGTTTTTGAAGTTGTTTATTTATTCCTTCCCAACAATCATAGTCACCATTTCCTGGCGATTGTTTATCAAATACTGCTTGAATATCTTCGGTCTGTTCTTGTGTTAATTTAAAAGTCATAGTTAAATCCAATCAGGTTTTTTCAATTCAGAGGTAGGGACAACTTCCCACCATTCGTTCCCATCAAAAATATACAACTTATGTGTATTTTTGTCAAGGAAATAGTCACCTTTTTCGTATTTCACACCCATTCTGGACGCCTTTGAGAAATAGTTGATTTATCCAATCCCAATTCCCAACCCATAGCACATTTGTTACAGGTTTCTCCAGTACACTCCCAACCACTATGACACTTTTCACATCCTTTACCTCCACATAAATTACAAACAGGATGACTATTATCCATCACTTAAATCCAATCAGGTTTTCTTGACGGCATACGAAGATAATTAGATGCAACCCAAGGTTTGGATGCGATATACATCTTGTAAGCAGTAAAAGTATCAATGCTTGTGTCAAATTTATACTCATTAGGCATTGCACGGGCGAATGGTGTTATTTCTGTAATCTTCCCTTTCGGAAACAAATAATATGCTTGTAGAAGTGTATTATAACACGAATGGATTTTACCATAACGAACTGCATACTCATCGCACAAGTTCATACCATGTTTGATCAACCAATAGGCATTGTGAATACTTTCCATTGCCCATTTGGTACAGGGGTGATTACGAAACGCACCCTTTTCAGTTTTGTAGGGAGTGTTATCAGTCTTATACAAAGGACCATAATTATGACCCCATTTTTCAGATGCCACAATAGAAAGCATTTGACAGCACTCTAGCGGCATCTTGACAACGTGTTTGTCAGGGAGGCAGATAGCACTCTCAGCAGGCCAAGGAGAAGTTGCAAAGATGTTCATCAGAAACAATACTTTTGAATTACATACTTAACTTGTTCTGGTTTATCTTCCATCCAATAGGCTTCGTGTTCTATCTGTCTGGATGAGGTAGACATTCTAACAGATTTTTCAATATCTTGAAGTTTACTTTGTGGAAGAGGCATATCTTTTAATGGAATATAAAAAGGTTTATATCCTCTGCACATATGAGCAACATGAGTTGCTTCGTGATATACAGTTTCATTTACATAAAACTTAACATCATTTCCACTATGTTTAATGTTATTCGTACAAATAACTAATTTGTTAGTATTAACATATCCAAAAAAGTTTTTGTCCCTACAAAACTCAACATTTTCTTTAACTGAATACTTTGCACGAATAACATTTTGAATAATCTCACGACCTATAGGAGTCAAATAAAGAAGAAATTCCATCAACCAAAAGTACTATCAGGTTCCAGAGCAATATAATAGCAGAGGTTATACTTTGTATTCTTGAACTGTGACAGTAGTTTTTCTGACACAACCACATCATAAGATCCGGGAATGATCTTGATGTTCTCAACCTTGAAGTTGAAGGTAAATTCCTTGTTCGTTTCACCAACAACGATGGAGTATTCGTTAGAAGTATCGTTTTTCTTATCCCGAACCACCAGACGGATCACTCCTGCCTCACCGACCGCAGAAAGATCGGGAAGTTGATAAACCCCTGCTGCCTTGACCAGTTTCTCCAAAGTTACACTATCAACTTGGAAACAAACGTCCTTTGAAGGCAGTTGGATCTCCTTTTCGGGAGGAGAAATAATCACATTAGGATCGGCATAGAAATACTTCACCCTACGCTTACCTTCACGAATAGTGATGTAAGACTCTTCAGTAAAATCAAGATCGGGATCCTGATGAAGACTAATACCATTTAGAAACTGGTTCAGATCATAAATGGCAAAATCGCGGGGGAACTCTTCGGTGATCTCTGCCTCTGCCAGAATGTTTTTGGCAACAGAAATAGTACGAAGACGATTACCTTTTTTCACAAGAATTGAATTATTAATACCAGCAAAGTTCTTGAGAAGAGCACAGGTATTGTCAGAGAGTTTCATAGTTTTGTCTTGGATTTTCATAATCAATATTGGTATTGGTCAGATTTGTTTTCGTGAAGACCAGCAAAATTATAAAGAAGAATGCAGTAATGAATTGCCTTCAAAATATCCATCTTAGATTTGCCATTCTTCTTACCAAAGCGAGAAAGATACTTGATTGCATTTGAACGAGTAAATGCTTCGGCATCACCAATACTTTCAATCAAATCAAGAGTTTGAGTTTTGGATTGCTCAGAAGTATAATGTGAATGGTAGGTACTGGCAAGATACTCTTCAATTTCTTTCAGAGTCTTATCTTCGTTGTATTTCCAAAAATGATCTTTGTTATCTGCCATAGTAAAAATAAAATAAGGGGGAAGTCATAATTAACCTCCCCCAATTATATCAGAATTGAGGTTGCTCGTCAACCTTGAGTTCACTTTGAACAGGCATCACGAAGTCAGCATCAACCTTATCGTACAGTTCTAGGAAGGCAGTCTTGGTTTCATCATCAAAACGGTTGACACACACCTGAATTGCCTTTGCCTTATCGCCAAAGATGCTGTAAGCACGGATAATATGAACCAGGCGGCGAGTGCTGATGATTTCCTCAATACCACCATCATAGAAGGTCTTACGGATAATATCTGCCCAATCAACCAACCGCTTACAGAAATCACGATCCTCAAGACCAAGATCCAGAGAAATACCCTCAAGGATCTTCTGTTCGGTGGCAACGGCAGGATATGATTGCTCAAAGGTCACAGGGAAACGCTCAAGGAACGCTTCGTTGAGAACGTTAGTGCCGATGAACCTACCGTCATCAGAACCCTTACCTTTGGTGTTTGCAGTGGCAAATACGTTGAATCCTGCAGCAGGTTTCACGAAACGTCCGATCTTCTTCAGGAAGATACCTTTTCCTTCAAGAACAGATTGAAGGCACAGAATCTTGTTAGAAGCAAGGTCAATCTCATCCAGAAGCAGAATTGCTCCTCGCTGCAGTGCCTCAATCACGGGTCCATTGTGCCAAACAGTTTCACCATTGACCAGGCGGAAACCACCAATCAGGTCATCCTCGTCAGTTTCAATTGTAACGTTAACACGAATCAGTTCACGCTTCAGTTGAGCACACGCTTGCTCCACACTGAACGTTTTACCATTACCCGAAAGACCCGTAATGAACGTAGGATAGAAAAGACGGGACTGAATAATTTTTTTGATATCGTTAAAATTACCAAACTTGACGAAGGTATCATCTTTTTCAGGAATGAGGTTTTGTTCGACCGCAGGAAGAGCCGCAGGAGATTGGAAAGTGCGTTCAATCTCTTCAACACGCTCTTGAGTCACTTCAAGGTTCCAGCGACCACGATCTGTCTTGAAGGATTCAAGGCGACGAGTAACAGTCTGATAATTGAGACTGCGAGAGGCACAGAATCCCCGAATGTCACCAGCGGAAATTTCAGTACCAAAGGAAGATCGGAGATCAGAAATCAGTTGTTCGTCAGTCACGGAAATTTTGCGAGGCATAATGTAGTTAGTTTGTTTTGTTTAACTGAAGTAATTATACAAGAAAAAAGGGGGTCGTGGGACCCCCTGTGTGCCAGTTTGGAAAGTGGTTTTCAGTTATCACTCACAACTCATCACTTGTATCTTGAACTTTTATTCCTCTTCTTCTTCTTGATTTATTACCACTTCCTCTGTCGTCTGCATACCCAGTCCATACTGCTTTAATGTCACCTTTAATTCCAGATCCCCCCCTTTTAGAGGGTGCTTTTTTAGTGCTTCCAAGATATGGAGGACCTTTTCTTGTTATAGGTTGTCCTTCTTTTGCAAGAGCAACTCTTTTTGCTAGTTCAGTTCCTATCTGAAGTGCTCTCTTTTTTCTTTCACCAGTGAGTTCTTCACAAATACTCTCTCTCCACTCCTCACTCATATTCACCATAATGACTTGTGCTGCTTGCTCAGTATCAGCATAACCCTCATCAAGAAGATGTGAGAGAATGATGTCGTAAAGATCATAACTTTCAGCACTTACATCTTTCTTTTTAGATTTCTTTTTATTTACTCTATCTAAGGCAGTTTGAAATTCAGGATCCTTGTTACTTATATATGGCCACCTTTTATTCATAGGTGTTCCTCTAGGGATAGGGGATTGTTCTTCATCCAACTCATTCATAGCAACTTCCAAATATGCTTCTTGAAGATTGCGAAGTTCTTGTGCGTCCATTTTACAAATACTTTTTAGTTATTTATAAATTTAATTGCGTAGTTTATTCAAATAGTCTTCACTTGCAATATGTCCAGTATATCCGGGATAATACTTTTCAACAAGTGTAGGAATGCCCATAGCAGTAATGCTACTGGTGCATCTAATCCAGATTTCTTTAGTGTCGTATTTAATTACGTGCTCAAATGGAAATTTAGTTTTCATAAGTAAATGTTTTGTTTTTGACTTTTGTATCAAACTCACCAGTTCTTCCTGGTTTCATTTTTCCAACTCCAACATTTTTACCTTTACCAGGCCAAGATGTTTTGGATGTTCCTTTAAGTGTAGCAGAACTACCAGGTTTTCTTTGAATCAATACAGAATCTTGGTCGTCTTTAGAGGACCCTGCAGGAGTATTACGC